TATATAATGAAACTCCCACTTCAGGATATTTTAATACTCATAAAATAAATGCATCAGATTGGAATTGGTACCCTTTCCAAAAAATAAAATCAATGAAAGATTGGTTTAAAATAGAAACCATTACTCCTCAACAAGTTATTAATGAAATAAAACAAATATTATGAAAATAGAAGTATCAATTGGGGAATTAGTAGATAAATTATCTATATTGGAAATCAAGTTACTTAATATTAAGGATTCCCATAAATCTTCTAATGTTTACAAAGAACTTAAAACTTTAAATCCTTATTTTCAAGATTTATTAGATGAGTATGGTATAGAAATGAAAAATCTTTATATTAAGATATCTAAAATTAATAAGACCTTATGGGATATTGAAGATGCTATTCGAGAAAAAGAAGCAGAAGAAGAATTTAATGAAGAATTTGTAGAATTAGCAAGAAGTGTGTATATTATAAATGATCAAAGGGCAGCTGTAAAGAAAGAAATTAACTTACTTACAAAGTCTGAATTAGTAGAAGAAAAATCATATAAAGATTATTAAGTGTTTTGGTTAGTAGAAAATAGTAAACAACTACAAGAGTTTAGGGAAAAGAAGTTTAAGAAAGTATTTATTGAACCTCTTTTTTCTAATGATAACCAACACCCTTTTTTAAGGGGTATAGTAGGATTCTATATTAGAGAAATTAACCATAGAAAAGGATTTATCGTTAATATAGATCACAGTGAGGCAACCCAATGTGATTTAGGAGAAGTATATAAGCTAATAGGAGAATTTGAAGAGATATTTGTAACAGATAGGAAGGAATTCTTACATATAGTACCTTTAAAACAGCTTAGCGACATACATTTCATATCTCCTACAGATATACCAGACTCGTTTGCTTGTCATGACTTTTTCTATCGCAAATACCCCCAAATAGCCAATATAGGCAGCATCATACCGATAGTAAAGCATTATGAACGCTGTGAAACGCTATACAACGCTGTTAAACATGTGTTTGCTATGGAGAAACCACAACACTTTGAGTTTTACAATAGTAAGGCTACGAATGTGTTTTATTGGATTGAATCCAATGGACTAAAGGTAGATCCTAAATTATTTGAGGAGCATTTTGGTGTAGAACGGGATTGGACTTACTCGCAGTTTAATCTAAAAACGACAACTACGAGACCTTCAAACTCATTTGGGGGAATTAATTATGCTGCTTTAGATAAAAAATCGGGTTGTAGAGAAGCGTTTATTCCCGATAATGACTTTTTACTAGAGATTGATATTAGCGCTTATCACCCCACACTAGCGGCACAATTAGTGGGTTATAAATTCGAAGAGGGAGACATACACCAAGCGTTTGCTGATATGTACGGAGTAGATTATAAGAAAGCTAAAGAACTGACGTTTAAACAACTATATGGAGGAGTATTTAAAGAGTATAAAGAACTGGAATTCTTTAAACGAGTTGAGAAATATATAGATGATATAAGTAGAAAAGAAGAAGTTGTCTGTAAGTCTGGATACGTTTTTAAAACGGATATGAAAAAACAGAAACTGTTTAATTATATACTTCAAAATACGGAAACGTATTATAATGTACTTATTTTAGAGAAAATTATTAAGTTATTAAAACATAGTAAAACTAGAATTATACATTATACTTATGATTCATTTCTTTTAGATGTAGATAGATCCGAAAAAGATTTGATTAAGTCAATCTTAGATGTGTTTAAGGAGTACAATTTTAATGTAAAAGTAGAAGCGGGTAATAACTATAATGCTTTAGAAAAAGTGTAATATTTATACGTAAACTACAATAATGAAAAACAAGTTATTTTGTACCTTTACTACCCAGGAAGAATTAGAGAAGACGCTGGTAGAGGTAAAATCTAGCTACGATATACTTTATAAAAAAATATTTGTCTTACATATAAAAAGTAATGATGAATTTGTTTGTACATATAACGTGGAGCCAAGTAGCATAGAGGAGATTTTACCCAATACCATACTAGTACATAGAAAAAAAGAATCCAACACCCTTTACACAATAAATGCTTTAAATGAGCTAATAAAATTATTGAATGGGGGAGTTGTTGATATACGATATAGGGTTAATTGGCAACACTATCGTAATACAATCCTACTCACCCAGCATAATGAGTTAAAACAGCTGAAAACAAAAATCCACCAAATTATTGAACTTTAATTTGGGGTCCTGAATTTACGTTCGTATATTTAGGGAAAGTTACATTTTAAAAATTAGTTATATTATGGATTTAAATGCAATTCGCAGTAAGCTGAACTCCCTGCAGCAAACAAACAAGGGAGGAGGTCAAAACAATACGAGTTTGTTTTGGAAACCGAGTATTGGTAAACAAACCATTAGGATTGTTCCCAACAAGTTTAACAAGTCTAACCCCTTTACGGAAGTATATTTCCATTATGGGATTGGAGAACGCACAATGATCTCACCTATTAATTTTGGTGAAAAAGATCCAATCGCAGAATTCGCGAAGCAACTTCGTACGACAAGCGATAAGGAAAATTGGAGACTAGCTAAAAAGCTTGATCCTAAAATGCGTGTTTTCGTTCCTGTAATTGTTCGTGGGGAAGAAGAACAAGGTGTTAAACTTTGGCAGTTTGGTAAGAATACTTACCTAGAATTTTTATCACTTGCTGATGATGATGATATTGGTGATTATACTGACATCCATCAGGGACGAGACATTACAGTTGATACTGTAGGACCAGACGTAACAGGAACGGCTTATAATAAGTCATCAGTTCGTGTTAAGACTAAACAAACACCTTTAGGTGAAGCTGATCAAATCCAAAAATGGTTAGAGGATCAAGCAAATCCCAAAGAAGTTTTTAAGCGTCATTCATTCGAAGATATGAAAAATAATCTTCAAACATTCCTTGCCCCGGAGGATGAAACAACTGGAGAGACCTCAGACGATCTCCCTTTTGATAAAGGGGGGTCTCAAAACAATTATGCAGTGAAGACTCCCCAAAAAGAAAGCAAAGTTGATAAATTTGATGAATTATTCAGCTAATGCCTAGAGGAAAAAAAGCATCATTAACAGCTGCCGTCTCCCAGGAATTAAAGTCTAACTTTGATCTTGTAAAGTTTAAGGAAAAGAAAATGCTTAACTCTAATGTTAAGTTTAAGGACCAACAATGGATCCCGCTTTCTAAAGCATTTCAAGATGTGACTTCAATTCCTGGGATTCCTCAAGGACATATTGTTTTACTTAGGGGACATTCGGATACGGGCAAAACAACTGCTTTAATTGAAACAGCAGTTGCAGCCCAGAAGCGTAAAATTCTCCCAGTATTTATTATTACTGAGATGAAATGGAGTTGGGAGCATGCTCAACAAATGGGATTAGAATTAGATACTGAGGTCGATGAAGAGACTGGTGAAATTCTAAACTATAGTGGGCAATTTATTTATGTAGACAGAGAAACTATCAATTCTATTGAAGACGTAGCTGCATTTATTTTAGATTTATTAGATGAACAGAAAAAAGGTGACTTACCTTATGATTTGTTATTTTTATGGGATTCAATTGGTTCAGTACCTTGCGAAATGTCTATTAAGTCTAATAAAAACAACAATGAGTGGAATGCCGGTGCGATGTCTACACAATTTGGGAACAACGTAAATCAACGTATTACTCTTTCACGTAAAGAAAGTAGCCCTTATACTAATACTTTAGTTTGTATCAATAAGGTTTGGACTGCAAAAGCAGAATCTCCTATGGGTCAACCTAAATTAATGAATAAGGGTGGATATGCTATGTGGTTTGATTCAACATTTGTAGTAACATTTGGTAATATTATGAATGCTGGTACCTCTAAAATTAAAGCAATTAAAGATGGTAAGCAGGTAGAGTTTGCTAAACGTACTAATTTACAAATTGATAAAAACCACATTAATGGAGTTACTACACGAGGTAAAATTGTTATGACACCTCATGGGTTTATTAATGATGATGATAAAGAAATCAAACAATATAAATCTGATCATGCTCAAGCATGGGCCCAGATTTTAGGAGGTACTGATTTCGATATCATATCTGAAGATCAAGAAGTACACGAAATTTCACATTTCGAAAAAGAACCCGAATAATGATTAAAAAAGATTACTTAAAGATGCTCAATAATATTGAGCAAGGGGAAAGTTCTGCCAAACTGGGGCAACACGATAGAGTTATTTTTATAGATGGTCTCAATTTATTTTTGAGAAACTTTGCCGTATTAAATTTTATAAACGGGAGCGGTAACCATATAGGGGGCTTAGCAGGCTTTCTCCGTTCTTTAGGTGCTCTTATAAATCAAATCCAACCAACTGCTATGTATGTTGTATTCGATGGAGTAGGTGCCTCCACTAATAGGAGGTACCTACTTCCCGAATATAAATCTGGAAGACATACTAACCGTATTACAAATTGGGATGCCTTTGATAATATTGACGAAGAAAATGATTCTAAAGTAGACCAAATCACAAGACTTATTCAATATTTAAAATGCTTACCAGTTAATGTAGTATCTATTGATAAGTTAGAAGCAGATGATATTATAGCATATATGGCTAAGGATATGTCTAAAAGGTTTAATTCAAAATCTTATATTGTTTCTAGTGATAGGGATTTTCTCCAATTAGTAGACAAAAACATTACAGTTTATCGTCCTATAGAAAGAGAATTTTATGATGTTGCTACTGTAAAAGAAAAATTTGGAATTATCCCTGAAAACTTTATTCATTATAAAGTCTTATTAGGAGATGCCTCTGATAAAGTCCCGGGCATTAAAGGTCTAGGTAAAAAGGGGGTACTTAAAAGATTTCCTGAATTAGCAGAAGGTGTTATGCCCTTTGATAGATTATATGATTTAAGTGTAGAACGCTTAAAAGATAGTGTAGTATTTGCTAGAGTAGTCCATGATTGGGAAAGATTAATTAATACTAAAAAAATTATGGATTTAGAAACCCCTATGGTTTCAGAGGAAGAAAAGGAATATCTTTCTCAACTACCATTGGAACCACTTAATGAGCTTCGTATCTTGGAATTCATGAGTTTATATAGTGAAGATGGATTAAATCATCATATTAAAAACACAGAATTTTGGCTAAAAGATACATTCACACGACTAATATATTAAGGTTTTGACACTTAATTCTTTAACAACATACGGCGCTGCCTTTCAAATAAAGGTTTTATCTTCACTTCTTACTCATAAGGAGTTTCTTCAACAAATGCATGATGTATTAAGTGAAGAATATTTTGATAATCAAGCACATAAGTGGATTGTTCAAAATATTTTAGATTATTTCGAACAATACCACACTACTCCTACAATGGAGGTGTTAAAAGTAGAAATGAAGAAGGTTGAAAATGAAGTATTACAACTTTCAATTAAAGAACAATTACGTGAAGCTTATCAATCATCTAAATCAGATTTAGAATATGTTGAAGAAGAATTTTCTGCATTTTGTAAAAACCAACAACTTAAAAAAGCTCTCTTAAATAGTGTAGATTTACTTAACTCAGGTGATTTTGAATCTATTAGAGGATTAATTGATAATGCTTTAAAAGCAGGTAACGATAAAAACATTGGACATGAATACCTTAAAGACACAGAAGCTCGATATAGAGAAGATGCTAGAAAAGTGGTCCCTACACCTTGGGGAAAATTTAATGAATTTATGCAAGGGGGCCTGGGCAACGGAGATTTTGGTCTTATATTTGGTAACCCTGGAGGAGGTAAGTCGTGGACTTTGGTTGCTCTTGGTGGATACGCCGTAAAAATGGGGTATAGTGTACTGCACTATACTTTAGAACTTGGCGAAGATTATGTTGGTCGACGCTATGATGCATTTTTCACAGGTAATCCAGTAGATACACTATCTAAACATAGAGCCCGAATAGATGAAGTAGTAGAACAACTCCCAGGTCAACTTATTATTAAAGAATTTTCACCTGGAATGGCAACAGTTAATACTCTCCGTTCACATATTCAAAAATGTCAAGATTTGGGATTTGCACCTGATTTAATTATTGTTGACTATGTAGATCTCCTTTCATCAAAGAAACGAACCCAGGACAGAAAAGGGGAAATTGATGATATTTATCTAAGCACTAAAGGTCTTGCTAAAGAATTACAACTACCTATTTGGTCAGTTTCTCAAGTAAACCGCTCTGGAGCAAAAGATGATGTTATTGAAGGTGATAAAGCAGCAGGTAGCTATGATAAAATGATGGTTACTGATATTGCTATATCTCTTTCACGTAAAAAGGAAGATAAAATAAATGGGACAGGAAGATTTCACATTATGAAAAATAGATACGGAATGGACGGAATGACATATTCAGTAGTAGCTGATACTTCTACGGGACATTTTGAAGTTACTGATCATCACTTTGATGATAGTGATAGTCCCGCCCCTGTTCAACAATTACCTGGTACTAATCTTAATACTTTAGATCGAGACGCATTAGCGCAACAATTTTTCTCACTAAACACATAAACAAAAAATAACAAATGTCTCAAAAAAACCTAAAAGAGGAAAGAATTGTCTATAAACCCTTCGAATATCCCGAAGCGGCTGACTATTGGCTTAAACAACAACAAGCTCATTGGATCCACACAGAAGTTCCAATGATGAGTGATATTAATGATTGGAAACAAAATTTAAACGAAACTGAAAAAAATATAATTGGGTCTATTCTTAAGGGATTTGCCCAAACTGAAACAGTAGTAAATGACTACTGGACAGGTCTGGTAACTAAATGGTTTAGAAAACCAGAAGTCATAGCAATGGCGACCACCTTTGGGGCTATGGAAACAATACACGCCGAAGCATATTCCTTATTAAATGAAGAACTTGGACTTGACGACTTCTCAGAGTTTCTTGAAGATGAAACTACGATGGCTAAAATTGAAAACCTTATGTCTATTAGGGATAGTTTTAATGACGAAAAAGATTGGCATGAGATTGCTAAGTCACTCGCTATTTTTTCCGCATTTACCGAAGGAGTTAACTTATTTAGTTCCTTCGCCATACTCCTATCTTTTAAAATGCGAAACAAGCTTAAGGGAGTGGGTCAAATTGTTGAATGGAGCATTAGGGACGAATCAATGCACTCCGATGCAGGATGTTGGTTATTTAGAACACTTATCGAGGAAAACCCTGAGCTCGACACTCCGGAGCTCAAAGCCGCAATAACTGAAGCAGCATTACTTTCACTTCAACTTGAACTTGATTTTATTAATAAAGTTTATGAGATGGGAGATTTAGAAGGTTGCAATAAAGAAGATTTAATCTCATTTATTAAACATAGAGTTAATACAAAAATGGGTGATTTAGGTTATGAAGGTGTAGTAAATGGAATTGATCCTAATGCGCTTAAAAGAATGAAATGGTTTGACTCTCTATCAGCAGGAAAACAACATACTGATTTTTTTGCAAATAGAGTAACAAATTATTCTAAAGGTAATATGTCTTGGGACGAATCAATATTTTAAATTATGGACGGAAACTTAGTAGCAGATACAACCCAATGGGTTAAGGGTAAAGATTACCCTGAATGGATGGATGAAGTAGGAGTAGCAACTATCTCTAAAGGATATTTATTACCGGATGAAACACCAAGAAAAGCATATAGACGAGTTGCAAAAGCAATCGCAGAAAGAATACGCAAGCCTGAACTTGAAAGTAAGTTTTTTAAGTACATTTGGAATGGTTGGATTGGTCTTGCTAGCCCAGTATTATCTAACACTGGAACCGATCGTGGTTTACCTATATCTTGCTTTGGGATTGACACCCCTGATTCGATTAGGGGAATTGGTCTCACTAATGCAGAATTAATGAAATTAACTGCCCTAGGAGGTGGTGTTGGAATTTCAGTAAGTAGAATCCGTCCTAGAGGAACTGAAATCACAGGTAATGGTAAATCAGAAGGTGTAGTACCTTGGTGTAAAATTTATGACTCAGCAATTATTGCAACTAACCAGGGCTCGGTTCGTAGGGGTGCTGCTTCAGTAAATTTGGATATCAATCATCCTGATATTAAGGAGTTCATGCAAATCCGAAGACCTAAAGGTGACCCTAATAGACAATGTCTTAACCTTCACCAATGTGTAGTTGTAGATGATGCTTTTATGCGTCGTTTACAGGATAGAGATGGAGATGCTATGGAAACCTGGTTAGAAATTTTAAAAACTAGAGTTGAAACAGGTGAACCATATATTATGTTTAAGGATAATGTTAATAAAAACAACCCTTTAGCGTATGCTATGAATAACCTTGATGTAACTATGACTAATATTTGTACTGAGATTACACTCCATACAGATGAAGAACATAGTTTTATTTGTTGTTTATCTTCTCTTAACCTTGCAAAGTATGATGAGTGGAAAGATACAGATGTTGTAGAAACATCAATTCGCTTTTTAGATGGAGTTATGCAAGAGTTTATAGATAAATCTAACGGTAAAGATTCTATGATCCGTACTCATAGACATGCTTTAAAAGGCAGAGCACTTGGTTTAGGAGTTATGGGATGGCACTCATTTTTGCAAAAGAAAGGATTACCATTTAATTCAATTGCTTCAACAGCTTGGACCCATACTCTATTTAGTGATATTAGACAAAAAGCAGAGGCAACATCAAGAGAATTGGCTAAAGAATATGGTGAACCTACTTGGTGTAAGGGTACAGGTATGAGAAATACCCACCTATTAGCTATTGCTCCTACAGTATCTAATTCTAGATTAAACAGTTGCTCAGCGGGAATTGAACCGATCCCAGCTAATATCTACACATTTAATGGTGCTAAAGGAACGTTTATTGTTAAAAATAAAGAACTTGAATATTTGCTTGAATCTAAAGGTCTTAATACTGAAAAAATTTGGGATCAAATCTTAGCAGATAATGGATCAATCCAGAACCTTTCAGTATTAACTGAAGCTGAGAAAGAAGTATATTTAACTTTTAGTGAAGTAAATCAACTTGAATTAGTTAGACAATCTGCAATTAGACAAAAATATATTGACCAAACACAATCATTAAACCTTTGTTTTGACCCTACTGATTCTCCCAAATGGATTAATCAATGTCATATGGAAGCTTGGAAATTAGGAGTTAAAACACTCTATTATCTCCGCACAGACAGCGTTATAAAGGGCGATTTGGGCAGTAGAACCTCAGAATGTGTTTCTTGTGATGGTTGATATATTTATACATGAATTTTAAAAATAAACTATTATGAAAAAATTATTAGAATTTCTTAAGAGAATCTTTACAATTATTAAAGGTTGGGTTGTTGCTAATGGAGTAGAAGGAATATTAGGAGTCATTCTTGGAGCCATATTATGGTCAGCGGGGTATGAAAAGTGGGCTGTATTTGCATTAGGTGTATTTGCTACACGTAATTGGGATATTATAAAAGCATGGCTACTTAAATTAGTAAAATAATAAATCTAGACTGCTCTTACTGAGTTATAGTCTAAACATATTTATTAATAAAGGTCTTTAACAAAAGGTTTCATTCTAAAGGTTATCCCTCTAGAATGGAACCTTTCTGTATTTTATATAAAAAATGTTAACAAAAAACAATGGCAAAAGAGTTAAATGAAAATACTGGATTTCACATCAGTATTAAGACCCTAGGAGGAATAGGAGTGGGTATAGCAACTGTTATAAGCATGTGGTTTGCACTTCAAGCAGACATAGCTGAAGCAAAAGAACTCCCAGCCCCCCCAATTCCCGAAATAACACGGATGGAATTTGACATGAAGGATCAATTGGTCCGTCAAACCATTATGACAACCCAAGAAGATGTCTTGGAACTTAAAGAAGACCTTGATAGAATTGAAGCTAAAATAGACCAATTAAGATGAAATATTTTATTCTATTTATATTTGCACTTTTGATTTCACCACTATTTTCTACTTTCTTACCTCCACCCCCATTAGGATTATGTGATGGTAGTGAGTTATGTGTAGTTCAATTCAATGCTGCATTTAACTCATCTAATGAAGTAGCTTGGTTAGATGAATTAACGGATTGTTCTAAAAGTACAGTAGATATCATGGCTGACCCCTCTTTACCAGCCGAATATAAAATAGTTGTAGTACCTACAATCCTTGTTTTAGATAATGGAGAAGAAGTAGCAAGGTTCCAAGCCAACATTATGATGACTATGGAAGCTACCCGTGAAGAGGTACAAGAATCTATAGACGAAATCATAATGAGTAAATTTTAATGAAGCAATTATTAACCTCCCTTTTATTATTTATTGGTCTTACAAGTTGGGCTCAACCAACTTACTTAGATCTTACGATCCAGCTCGACCAATTCCCCCCAGAAACTGCTTGGATAATAACCCAAGGATTAGATACTATTGTTACTAGCCCTAGCTATGTAGGTACCCTTCCTAATGCATTAGTTGAACAAAGAATATTTTTAAATTCTGGTATTGATTATACCTTTACAATCATTGATGCTTTTGGTGATGGTATCTGTTGTGAATTTGGTGAAGGGTTCTTTATAACTGCTAACAATTGTGAGGGTGTAGTATTTGAAGAATATGAATTTGAATCATCTATAGCTAGTTATGATTTTAATTTAATTCCTTGTGAATTACCCACTTCAGATGTAACATTTAGAGTTAATTTAGCTAACGCCCCACCAGAAATAGAAACTCCGGGTGTATTAGGTAATTGGAATGGTTGGCAAGTCACCCCCATGATTTATGATGAAAATAATGAGTGGTTTGCAACAATTCCTATACAATCAGGAAACTATATTTGGAAATTTGCTGATTTTAATAACCCCGATTTACAAGAACTACCTGTTGGTATTGGTGAAAATTCATGCTTTTTATTTGATGGTAATGGGTTTGTAAATAGAACTTTAGAAGTAATTGAAGATGAAGATCAAATGCTTCCTAACTATTGTTGGGAATCATGTTTACCTTGTGGCGCTATTCCCGGATGTTCTAACTTTAATGCTATTAACTGGAATCCTTGGGCTAACTATGATAATGGTTCATGTATCATTCAAAATAGTGAATGTCCACAAGGTGAAGCTTTAATTGAAATTATAGTTACTCCTGATAACTTTGGACAAGAAACCAGTTGGNCCCTTTATGGTGAACAAGAAGGTTTATTTTCAGCTCCTATTGGCACTTACACGGGAGCTGCTGCTGGTATACCTATTTCAAACACATATTGTGTTTCTGAAGGAGCAGGATATGATATAGTAATTGAAGACACATATGGAGATGGTTTAGCGGGTGCTACAACTGGTGGAAATGTTAATGGTAATTTTGTAGTATTAGGATGTGAAGGAGATACTTTATATAATCTTCAAGATGAGTTTCCTGAAGGAAATTTTGGATATCAAACTTTATCTACTTATTTTACTCCAGTAGCATGTAATGGGACTACTGTTTTAACAGGATGTACTGATTCAAATTTTGTAGAGTATAACTTTGAAGCGATTTTAGATGATGGAAGTTGTCTTACTCCTGTAATTTTGGGGTGTTTAGATGATTCTCAATTTAATTACAACCCTGAAGCTAATACTGAAAATGTTATTCAATTTTGCGATTATACCTTAACTATTACTGATGGTGTTGGAGATGGTTGGTTTGGGAGTTGGCTTGGAATATATCAACTATGGTACAATTCACCCCAATATCAAATGGGCCCCAATGATGGTACTGAAATATCATTTAATGTATCTGGGTTAGATGCCTCTAAAAAAACTTATATATACTTTTTTACTACTCCCCAATCAATTAGTACTATTCAACAGTGCGGATTTACTTTAACTAATTCTGAAGGTGATATTATTATAGAATCTCCTTTCTTTAGTACAATTCCTTTTATAGAAGAAAGTGGATGGTATGTTTATGAAATAGATTTATATTGTGGTAACACTTGTGAAGAATTTGTTTATGGATGTCTTGATGAAACCGCATCTAATTTTAACTTAAATTCAAATACCGAAGATGGTAGTTGTTACTACCAACCAGGTTGCACACAAGCAGGTTATTTAGAATTTTATACTCAAGATTTCGAAGCAGATTTTGATAATGGGAGTTGCCAAACATTAGTAGCATTTGGATGTGTTGATAATATAGCTTGCAATTATGATTCTGAAGCTAATTTAGATAATGAAGGATGTTTATATGCTAATGTGGGTTATGACTGTGAGGGATTTTGTTTAGACGATCTAGATTTAGATGGCATTTGTGATGAAAATGAAGTGCTAGGATGTACTAACCAAAATGCATGGAATTATAACCCTGAAGCGACTGATGATGATGAAGGTTGTTTATACGATGCAGGATGTGTAGGTGAACCTGGAGAACCTTATTGGTTAAATGATGGGTGTTATGCTTGGGTAATTGATGTAAGTCAAAGTTGTTGCAGCAATAGTTGGGCGGGGGGGTGTCAAGTATTATACAATTACTGTGATGAAAATGGTGTTTTAACAGATTTAATAGAATATGGAGAAAATGAAATTATTATTTCTCCTAACCCTACGAATGATATAATTAACATTACAAGTAATTTACAAGTAGATATGCTTCTTTACAACTCTATAGGACAATTAGTTTTTCAAGGGAATAATATTCAACAAATTAATATGAATACGTTTGAAAGTGGGATTTATAATTTAATTCTTACTCATAATGATCTTCAATTTACTAAAAAAATTGTTAAACAATGAAAAAATTAATACTACTTTTAATATTATTCACCTGCTCTTTATCTACTCAGGCTCAATTTCTTCAAAAACAGCTTAAATTTGCTACTTTTTATACAGCTGTAACAGGTAACAATTCATTAGCTGATATTAGTAATTATTCTATAAATCCTACCACAGGGTTTTTAGAAGAAGAAGTTATATCTACCCCTTTTGATTACACTTTTGCTTTTGGTGTTAGAAAAATAGCACGTTTAGATTACGAAAATAGAAAAAATGTATTTTATAATGGTACTGAAACATCAGTTTCAGATGCTGCTACTGTGGGTAATGTAGAAGGTTTAGAATATTTATTTGAATTTGACTATAAAAGACAACAAGGAAGTAAATTTGTAGACCAGCAACATTTTTTAAGATATGTTCATGACCACTGGATCGTAAAAGTAGAATATGTTCAAGATGGGTTTGCTGATTTAAAATATTTTGAAGCCTCACAACGTTATAGGTATAATATAGCTAAAGAATTTTCTTTAAACTTAGGTTTAGTCCAACGTTTTTCTGAACCTTATGGTTTTGATCCCTTATCTGATTTAGCAGGGGCAGATTTTACTAACGTAGCTATTGAACAAGGGTATAATACTAACTTTGAGGGTGAATGGATTAATCCTAATGGGGAAGTAGTTGCTGATAATAATGTAGTATGGAATGCTCTAACTCTTCCCAATGTATTATTTGATTATGTAGATCAAGAAAGAGCATTATTACCTTATCAATGGAATCATTCATTAGTATTAGGATATGATTATTACCATTATACTAAAACATTTTGGCTCCATTCATGGGCTAGTGTATTACCACTTCATGTAAGTGCTAAAAATAAGTATTCATATACCAACTTTATTGATGGTAATACTTGGTTTGATTACACAGGTGGCTTAATTTTAGGGTGGCAAGTAAATAAACAGTTAGGATTATTTTCTCAAGGAAAATACCATAAGTACTGGAACCGTGCATGGCATGATTTTTCAGTTGGTTTTAACTATAGGATAATTTAAAAATAACATAACCATGGCATTCTCAGACATCTTTAAAGACGAAAACGATATTCAACGAAAAATCCGTAGTTGGATTTTCAGCATTTCTAATTATGACAATTTTTGCTTTAGCTGACCTAAGTACAGGTTATTTTGGTAAGGATTTAGTTATTAATGATTATATTTATAATTCTTTTGTTATTATTACTTTAGGTTGTTTTGGTATAGCAGGGTTAGAAAAATTTGCTAAGAAATAATGTACGAATATAACGCAATTGTTGATAGAGTAGTTGATGGGGATACCATTAAATGTACTGTTGATTTAGGATTCAGTACCTGGAAAAAAATTACCGTACGAATGGAGGGAATTAACACACCAGAATCCAGAACCCGAGATTTAGAAGAAAAAAAACTAGGATTAGCAGCAAAAGATAGACTAAAAGAAATTTTAGAACTAAATAACAACAAATGCATCCTAAAGGTATCAGGTTTAGGTAAATTTGGGAGAGCTTTAGCTACCGTACATGTTACAACCCTTACTCCCACTTCTGGTGAATCCTCTATAACCCTTATAAATGTTAACCAACAACTTATTGTTGAAGGACATGCTGAAGAATATTACGGAGGTAAAAGATAAATTTGGATTTTAATGTATTGGTGCGTATATTTACATTATGACGCATTCAATCGAGGTTATTGAAAAGAATTTATCAAAGCTCCAAAAGCTAAATTACAACCAATTTTTCTGGTGGCGCCGTTGGACTCGTATGGGTAAAACGCTTCATAAGTACTCACCTTTGATTGATAAAATCGAAAATGGTGATTATAATGATAGTCCTTATCGTTGGCAGATTTATTATTGTGATTGGGAGATTGATCAAAAACGTTTTGAATTTACTGATGTGAATGAGTGGGCTCATGAAACTACAATTGACCGTAATCGCAGACGTCGTTTACGTGAGGATCATGAAAAATATGAAAAGGAAAATTTACAACAACTACAACGTGATTTTCTTAACACATTCAAAATGACTAAAGAAGACTACGAAAATGAGTTACTTGAATTTGATGGTTCGTTAAGGGATTTTTATATTCAATGTGGGTCCAAATATCATAAATTTAATCGTCCTGCTTCTATGCCCCGTAGAGGACGTCCACCTAAAATACAAGTCGATCAACCTGACGCACCTTTTTAATGAAAGTTTCACACGAAATACCTATTGCTTACCTAGAAGCTAGTCTTGAATTTAACGATTATGACTATCTTCTCCCCCATTTATATGATAAATATGAAGGGTATAAAGAATTCTTTAATACTAACCCTAATAGGTATGTTATAATGGATAATTCACTTCATGAACTCGGAACTCCCTACTCAAAAGGTAGAATGATTTCTATTATTGAAGATATTAAACCAAATGAATTTATAGTACCTGATGCTTGGGAGGATCATATTACTTCAATGCGTAATGCTAAAGAATGGAGTTTTATTGAATTGCCTAAAAATGTAACTAAGGTTGCGGTTGTGCAAGGTAAATCGTTACATGAGGTAATAAAGTGTTATCAAACGTATAAATATTTAGGTTACACCAAAATAGCATTCTCGTATGGAGCTAGCTATTACAACGAAGTATTCCCACATCCCAATAAGGATATAGGTAAAGCTTTGGGCCGTCAATTAGTAATCAGTAAAATGATTAATATGGGACTTATAGGAAATTCTGATAGAATTCATCTCTTAGGTTGTTCTCTCCCACAAGAGTTCTTATATTATAAGGATATAAAACAAATTGAATCTATTGATACATCTAATCCCATTATGGCCGCTTTTGATGGAGAATCTTATAAAAACTGGGGGTTAGGTAGTAAACCAAAAACAAAAATTGATGAAGTTGTAGACACAGAGTTTAATTCTGATATATTTAACGTAATCAAACATAATACAACATTTTTTAAATTTATAAATAATATTACATGAAAAAACAAGCAGTACTTAGCCTCTCGGGGGGTATGGACTCTAGTACAGTGTTACTAAGATTATTAGCAGACGGTTATGAAGTTACCGCTCTTAGCTTTGATTATGGACAAAAACATAAAATTGAACTTGAACGAGCTCAAGCATTAGTAAATATCCTTATTATGGATGATTACGATGTAGAGTATGGAGTAATTAAACTTGATGGTTTAGCTCCTATGCTTAATAGTGCCCTTGTAGAAGGTGGTGATGAAGTACCTGAAGGACATTATGAACAAGAAAATATGAAGGAAACAGTTGTTCCTAATCGTAATAAAATATTTTCATCAATTATTCAAGCAGTAGCATTATCAATAGCAAATGAAAAAAATACAAAAGTACATATCGCTATGGGTATTCACGCAGGTGATCATGCAATCTACCCTGATTGTAGACAAGAATTCAGGGATGCTGACTATACAGCCTTCACCGAAGGTAATTGGGACGCTGATCGCGTTAGCTACATTACCCCTTATCTTAATGGGGACAAATTTGATATACTTAAAGATGGGGTTAAATGTTGCGATGAGCTTGAACTTGACTTTGATATCATTTATGCAAATACAAATACTAGCTATAAGCCCATTAATATTGATGGTACTTGGTACAGTGATTATAAATCAGCTTCATCGGTGGAGAGGGTTGAAGCTTTTCTTAAAGTGGGAAGACCAGATCCAGTCGCATATGCTGATGAAACAGGACCTGTCGATTGGGAAACTGTACGAACTCATGTTGAACAAATCTTAAACGCAGCCTAATGTATCAATCAACAAAAATATTTGACGGATTTACTTGTGTATTTCGTCAGTGGAAAGCAGATAATACTCACTGTAGATTTCTCCATGGTTATGGGGTAAGTTTTAAAGTATGGTTCGAGGGAGAACTTGATGAAAAGAATTGGGTTTGGGATTTTGGTGGTATGAAACGTGCTAAAACTCAAATTGATGGTATGAATCCTAAAGCATGGATGGAATATATGTTTGATCATACTATGATTGTAGCCGAAGATGATCCGTTTCTTGAATCATTTAAAAGAATGGATGAGGCAGGAGCAGCCCAAGTTAGAGTAATCCCAGCTACTGGAGCAGAGCGTTTTGCTCAATATGTTTTTGAAAAACTAGATGCTTTTGTTAAAGAGGAAACAGATGGTAGGGTAAAAGTAAAACAAGTTGAATTCTCAGAACATGGGAAAAATAGTGCTATATTCACTAGAGAACAAAATAATATTTGATGGCTAATAAAAGAATAGAAAATTACGATAAGGTACTTCCCGTATTGGAAGTATATCGCTGTGTTCAAAGTGAAGGTAGTAGATTTGGCAGACCAACTATTGCTGTTAGAACCACGGGTTGTACTCACCGATGTTGGTTTGGTGAAGGTGGCTGGTGCGACTCTTGGTACACATCTATCCACCCCCAAAAAGGCACATTTACATTTAATGACATAATCAATATTTATGATGAGAACCCTCATGTTAAAGAGATGATGTTAACTGGAGGTTCTCCTACAATGCATGCTGCTTTAGTAAATGAATTAACACACTTTGCCAATGAACGAGGAATCCTTATCACAATCGAAACAGAAGGATCACATTTTGTTCCTACCGATTATCCGATTGGTCTCATATCTCTTAGTCCTAAGTTTTCTAATTCCCGTCCTCGTGTGGGTATTACTACTCCCGGTGATAAAGTTGTTGATGAAAGGTTTGTCGCGCAGCATGAGAAGTTTAGGCTCAATTATGGGGCTATAGAACAAACCCTTCAATTCCATGATGACTACCATTACAAACCAGTATGGGATGGTACAGATGAAAATCTAATTGAAATTGAAGATTTTAGGGTTCGAATGAATATTCCTAAAGATAAAACATTTGTAATGCCCGCTGGAGATACTAGAGAGACTTTAGTTGAAATGTATCCTAAAGTATTTGAAATGGTAGCGGAGTATGGGTATAATATGACTGGTCGAGACCATATCATAGCTTATGACACCAGAACAGGAGTATAATGAAAGAAGAAGCACTCGAAATTTTAGAAGAAATAAGATCTAACATTTCTATATGCTGTGCTGTAACTATGGAACCTGATGAAGTAGAAGATTTAGTAGATAAATTGAAAAGTATTATAGAAAAAGAAATGTAAGTGAAAGAGGGACGCAATAATGCGTCCCTTTTTTATATTTATAACCACAACTAGGTTATTCCTAAAGGTTTTTTTAAAGATAACTTTTAAAAAAAACTAATGAGGATACTTCACTTATTAATCTTTCTACTATTAAGTACAATAGGAATTGGGCAATGTAATATTTTTATTGTCCCTAATTCTGCTATTGTAATAGACCATAATCCTGGAATTTCTTTTGTATTTGAAGTCCAAAATGATAGTGATACCCCATATTTTGGGGGTGATCTTTATTTAGATTGGTCTTTAAGTGGTGGGTCTAGTGGTCCTATTTGGGAGTTTGATTTTGGGGTTTTCCCTATCCTACCAGGAGAATCTAAATATGTTTCGACTCCTTCATTTGATATACCTCTCCCTGAAAATGTACCAGGTAATTGGAGTCCATATGCAGGTTGGAGTGGTGATGAGTTTAGTGANTATTTTAGAATTACATTAGACGAAAATGTAAATTTTAATGATAGTGATTGCTACCAGTGGATGTTAGATGGAGATGGGGGGTATTGGAATGAACCTTTAAGTGATAGTTGTAGTAATCCTAATGGAGATAACTTTTGTGATGATCAATGTAACTTAGAAGTTGTTGATTTTAATTTAGAAACCACAGAATTAACTATAATTCCTAATTCAACCTATTGTCCTAATTTAGGTTCTCCTCTTTGGCAGAGTCAATATCCTTTTGATAATCCTTATGTTTTTGGTTTCCAATTAAACTTTAATTGGGGTAGTAATCAAATAACTATTTCTATAGGGGGTCAACAAATTTATGAATCAGATGAATCTATAGTAATAGATTTAAGTGGTGGTCTTCTTGGTAATTTAGCCTACCAAAATATGATAGAAGGTATTGAAAATGGTGATATTTGTGATCTAGATTTAACATTATTTAATAGTAATAATTCTGGACAACCTTTATGGGAAGTTAATGATAACCAAACTGTAGAAATAACAGATCTATGCCCCATAATTAATGATGTTATAGATTTATCATTAGATACAATTTTATATGATGTAGGGTGCGATGGATTAGAAGCATATTGGACCCCTGAAATTTATATTACTAACAATGGTGATATTCCTATATCAGAATATTGTATAAAATTCCAAATATTAGGACAAAGTAATGATACTATATGTTTTAATACAAGTAATGTAATTGCTCCCGGAGAAACTTTTATTCAAGATTGGCCCAATGTATATGATTGGGGAGTGCTTAGTTTACACCTTTTAGATGTTAATGGTGAGAGTGAACAATCTTGGAATAGTTTTGGCTTAGATGTTAATATTAGTAACAACATGTACGTCCAAACTATTAATAATGCACCTGATTGTGAACCTGAAGAAATTCCTGGATGTACTGATATAAACGCTATAAATTATAATCCACTTGCAACTATAGATGATGGGAGTTGTATAGAGCCTATTATAGGATGCATGATCCCAAATGCTTTAAATTATAATCCTGAAGCTAATATTACATGTGAACCTATTATAGAGTGTTGTATTTTTCCTATTTATGGGTGTACCGATGAAACTGCTAATAATTTTAACCCCGAAGCTAATAGCGATGATGAAAGTTGCACTTATGATGTGCTTGGGTGCACTGACAGTAGTGCGCTCAATTTTGACCCGTTCGCCAATATTAATGACGGTAATTGTGAATATGATGTATTTGGGTGTACTAACCCGTTTGCCTCAAATTATAACCCACTCGCTACTGTGGATGATGGCTCGTGCGTTATTTACTTAGGGGGATGTACTGATTCTGAAGCCTTAAATTATAATTTTCAGGCAACTGAAGATGATGGATCTTGTGTTTATGATTCATGTGATGGTGGGTATTTTGCTCCTAATACTTTTACTCCTAATAATGATGGAGTTAATGATGGTTGGTCTATTGTAACAGATAGTGATTGTTGGGTAGAATGGCAATGTTTTATATTCGATAGATGGGGAAGATTAGTATGGGAATCAAATATACCTGGAGAAGTTTGGGAAGGTTCTAATAGTAATGGTAGCTACTATGTAGCTGATGGAATATATGTTTATACTATAAAAGGTATAGGATATAACACATCCCATACTTTCCAAAAATCGGGATATATAACAATTTTTAGATGAACTTGGTAACTTAATAGATAGATTGTATATTTATGCAAAATCTAACAAAACCAAATGAAAGTTACTTTATTAAATGTTACTCCGAATGCTGAAGACCATATTGTGGAAGTGGCACGTGTATCTAGTTCACGTAAGAATAAGAAGGATAAACCAGAAGGCCTTCTTCGATACTTGGTACAACATAAACACTGGAGCCCGTTGGAGCATGGGCATGCCACGTTCGAAATTGAAACCTCTAAAGCAATCGGCATTCAACTCATCCGACACCGTTCGTTCGCTTTTCAAGAATTTAGTCAACGATATCAAGATGTTAATCGTTTGGGAGATATATTTGAACCCATTGAATTACGGGCGCAATGTGAAGATAACAGACAAAGCTCAACGGAAGTAATTAATCCACTTCTTCCAAATGGGGCCTTTTCAAATAAGAACATTGAAATTCATTTTGAAAGATGTCATAAACTTTACAATGACTTATTAGAAGCGGGTGTTGCTCGTGAGCAGGCCCGTATGGTTCTTCCATTAGCTACTACAACTAAAATTCATATGACAGGTAGCATTCGTTCATGGATTCACTTTTTAGAATTAAGAGATGATGGACATGCCCAAAAAGAAATTCAAGATGTTGCAAAAGAAATTAAGCGTATATTTATCTCGGAATTTCCAGTAATATCAAAAGCACTTAATTATGAATAAGCCCGACATGCAGTTAGAAGTTGTTAGATTTTCTAGTGAAGAAGATTCTACAAATGGTCTGTTATTTGACATAACAGATGGTCAACGTAAATTTTTATCCTATACTCTTGAAGATGAATATAGGAAAGAAAAAATAATGGCTGAAACTCGTGTTCCAGCAGGAACTTATAGTATTACTCTTCGTACGGAAGGGGGGTTTAACCAAAAATATGATGAAAGATTTGGTACAGACTTTAATAAGGGAATGCTTTGGGTAAGAAATGTCCCTGGGTTTGAATATATTCTTATCCATATTGGAAACACTGATGAGGATACAGCAGGATGTTTATTAGTAGGAGATACTCAAAATAATAATCAAATTACAAAAGATGGATTTATTGGTTCTTCAACTAATAATTATAAAAGAATTTACCCACCAATTGCTGAAGTAATTGAAAATGGAGGACTTGTTACAATCACCTATACTGACTTTGATAGTATAGACTAAATAAAAGAGAAGGGGGGCCAAAAAGTCCCCCTTTGTTATGTTAAACCAAAAATAATTTTTTAAACAAAAACCAAAAAACATGAGACAAATTTTACAATTTGCCTTAGTGGGGATTTTCTGTATGATTTCCTCACTAACCTTTGCCCAAATCACGGGTAAAGTAACAGATGCATCAACAGGAGGACCTCTTGTAGGCGCAACTATTTTAATCGAAGGTAATACAACTGGAACTTCTGCAAAAGCAGATGGAACCTTTTCATTATCAGTTACACCAGAGGGCACTTTGGTAGTAAGTTTTATTGGCTATGAAAGCGCCAATTTATCTGCTAAGACAGATATGGGTACTATTGCTTTACAACCAACCGCATTAGGTTTATCTGCAGCATCTGTTGTAGCTAATGTAATTGATATTGCTAAAGTAAGAGAAACACCTGTAGCTGTGTCAACAATCTCTCCTGCTGAGATTGCTCTAAAGATAGGAAACCAAGAGTTTCCTGAGATTATGAACTCTACCCCTGGCGTTTACGCTACTAAGCAGGGTGGTGGATATGGTGATTCACGAATTTCACTTCGTGGATTTGATCAAAGAAACACATCATTTCTTATCAATGGGCAACCTGTTAATGATATGGAAAATGGATGGGTTTATTGGTCTAACTGGCAAGGTTTAAGTGATGTTTCTAGTGGTATCCAAATCCAAAGAGGATTAGGTGCATCTAGACTTGCTGTTCCTTCTGTAGGTGGTACTGTTTCTATTTTTACTAAAGCAGCTCAAATGGAACAAGGTGGTTCTGTTGCTCAAACAATTGGTAACGATGGTTACACTAAAACTTCTGCTAGTTATAATAGTGGTAAAAATGAAAATGGATGGGCTACATCTTTCCTATTAAGTAAGTGGGCCGGTAATGGTTACGTTGACAACACTTCAGGAGAAGGTTGGACATATTTTGGTGCAATTGGCTACGAGCCAGAAGGATCAAAACATGCTCTTAATTTGTCCTTTTTAGGAGCAGGTCAATGGCACCATCAAAGAGATGTTTGGGTATCAATTCGTGACGCTCAAACATTTGGAGAACAAAACGATGATGGTATTAACACACGTTGGAACTCAAATGGTGGTACTCTTAATGGAGAAGAATTTAGCATGCGTAGAAATTTCTACAATAAACCACTTGCTACATTTAACTGGGATTGGAATATTAACGAAAACCTAACACTTAATACATCACTATATGGCTCAGCTGGTAGAGGTGGTGGAACCGGTCCTCGTGGTAAAAATTATGATGTTCATCCTTATAGAAAGGATTTGTACGAATTTATATATGAAGACAGTACTACACAATTCCGTATGGATGATGGCACTATTGATTTTGATGCTATTGTAGCAGATAACCAAGCTGGTGCTAGTGCAGGATATGGAACTGGTGATTCATTATTAATGGATAGTGATTTCTATGGTCAATTAGTTGGTTCTAATGGTTATGATGAAAATGGTGTTTACAAAAGTGGTATGGTTCGTAGAGCATCTATGAATTCACATGACTGGGTAGGTGCAATTTCAAACCTTGAATATAATAAGGGTAACTGGAGAACATCTATTGGTTTAGACCTTCGTAAATACACAGGATATCATTATCGTACTATTAATAACTTGATGGGTTTTGATGCTTATTACTCAACAGGTAATGATAACAGTAATGGTCAATTTGTTAATACAACAATTGAAGCTAGTCCATTCCAAAATACTGGTTTAAATGGTCCTAAAATTGATTACTATAATGTTGGTAATGTCGGATGGGCGGGTGTTAACGGTTTAATTGAATACAATGATAGTGATAAACTAACAGCAGTCGTTCAAGCAGGTTTCTCGAATCAATCATTCCAACGTGAAGATTATTTTGACCAAGCCCAAAACCCAATATCAGAAACAGCTAACTTAGCTGGAGGATATGTTAAAGGTGGTGCTAACTACAACTTAGATGAAGCTAGTAACGTATTTTTTAATGCTGGTTTTATTTCACGTCAACCTAATTTTGGGGGTGTTTTCCCAAGCTATGCTAACAACATCAATGATGAACTTCAAAATGAAGAAATCACTTCATTTGAGTTAGGATATGGGTATAATAGTGATGTATTAACACTTAATGCTAACGTTTATGCCACTACATGGGGTAATAGATTCCGTTCTTTATCTTTGACAAATGCTCAAGGTATCGATGGTTTTGCCCAATTTAGAGACATTGATGTCCAACACAATGGTGTTGAATTAGAAGGTGTTTATCGCCCAACTAATCGTTTAAAAGTTAAAGGTGCTTTATCTGTAGGTGACTGGAGATACACTAAAAACTTTGATGCTGAGCTGTTTGATGATCAACAACAATCTATTGGTACTGGTACCCTTTATACTAAAGGTGCTAAAGTTGGCGATGCTGCACAATTTGTTGCTAATGCAGGCTTAGATTACAGAATTGGAAATAACTTTAATGTTGATGTAGCCTATAGATTTGTAGATGGGTTATATGCTGATTATGGAATTACTGATTCTGATTTTGCTAATCCTGATAACTTAGGTGCTTTGAAATTACCATCATATGGTTTAGCTGATTTAGGAGCTACAGCTCGTTTTGATCTATTTGGCCATGATGCTTCATTCAGAGTTAACTGTAATAACGTGTTAAATACAACATACATTGCTGAATCTAATACTAATATCCATGCTGGTGAAAATTCAACTACATGGAATGGTGTTGATACACAAAACTTTGTGTGGTTTGGATTTGGTCGTACTTGGAACGCAAGTTTAAAGTATAACTTCTAAACATTAATAAACTAAATTTTAGAAGGCTGTTCCCTTAATTGGGAGCAGCCCTCTATTTTTTATATCTTCATATTATGAAAAAAGCTATAACTGAAAAGGAGTTAGATATTCAAATTAAAATTCTAGCTAAAAAAATTAATGATGAACATCGAAATGATCCTGTACCTGTAGTACTTGTTTGCATTTTAAACGGTGGTTTTATGTTTTTTAGCGATTTAGTAAAACAAATCAACATTCCCATTGAAATTGATTTTATTCGTTGTAAATCCTATTTAGGAAGGAAACAGGGCGATTTAGTTGTAACTAAAGATTTAGAAACAAAAATTAAAAACAAACATGTTTATCTTGTAGATGATATTTTAGATTCAGGTAACACTATGAAATCTGTATCTAAATTTTTACAAGTAAAAGATCCTATATCAATTACCCCAGTTGTTGCTATTTACAAAGAAAACTTGGATTTTGGTAGAGTACTTCATATCTTGAACCAAGAAACTGATTCAACACTTGATCCTTGGTATGTGGGGTATGGTATGGATGATGAAAAAGGATATAATAGAAATTTAGGAACAATACACATAGTATAGATGGAAAATAAAAGACGAAAAATCCACGAGGAATTAGAAGTGGTACAAACAGGTTTTGCAAATGGAGTAGCTGAGGGATTCCCGTTTAATAAGGATCAAAAGCAAGAAATGATTGATAATGCTACTCAAGCTTATGGAGAGTTTTTAGATGCTCTTAAGTGTGATTGGAGAAATGATCCAAATTCAATGGAAACTCCAAGACGTGTAGCTAAAGCATATGTTAACGATTTATGGGCAGGGCGTTATACTGCAATGTCTCCTATTACATCATTTCCAAGTGATGGTTATGATGGAGTTGTAATTGAACGTAATATTCCTCTTACATCAATGTGTTCTCATCACCACCAAACAATTGGAGGTGTAGTTCATATTGGTTACATTGCGGGGGAAGAAGGTCAAGTAATTGGTTTATCTAAGTTGAATCGAATTGTAGAACTATTTGGACGCAGAGGAGCCATTCAGGAACAATTAACATCTGCTATCCATAACGCCGTAGATAAAATTACTGAGGGTAATAAGGGAGTTATTGTTACTATTGTAGGAACACATAATTGTGTTAGCTGTAGAGGTGTTAAACACCAAGGTGCAGCAATGGTAACTACAAAAGCATCAGGTGCTTTTAGAGATGATGCTAACAATGCACGTAAAGAATTTTTTGATAGTCTGAAGATTAATAACGGAGGACATAATATTTAATAATAATGAATAGAGTTTATACAGATTTAGAACCTAAAAGGGGAGAGGGCAAGCAATTAGTCCTATTTAAAGATATCCCTTTTGTAGACGAAGTTGAGGAATTTAATACCCTAATGAATAAACCCAACAATTATGAACCAACAATACCAGAACGGAAAGAATGGGAATTTGTATACAACTTCGTATTGGAAGAACTTGAGGAGTATAGAGAAGCATGTGAACGAGGTGACATCGTTGAGGTTTTGGATGCTTTGTGCGACATTACTTACGTTTCCTTGGGGAATGGAGCTATGTTACATGGTCTTAAGGATAAAGTTTGGCCAGCCTATCAAGAGGTGCAAGCCTCAAACCTATCAAAGGCTTGCTCTACTGAAGATGAAGCAAAAGAAACAGTGGAGCTTAGAGCTGGGGAACAAGGGGAAGCATGCCACTATGAAAAGTGTGGTGATAAATATATTGTATACAGATCGCGTGATAGAAAAGTTATGAAAAATGTAAATTACTTTAGACCAGATCTTAAACAGTTTTTTACTGAAAATGAATTAAAATCTGTTAAGCCAAAAAATATTTTTGGTACAACTACTAAAATTATAGGAGGAATAGGAGCATGAGTGATGGATTAACTGAAGCCCTTAGAGGCACTTACTCTAGTAAAAATAAAATGAAAAATTTAGACCAAATGCCAGATCAAAAATGGCACCGTAGAATTTCATTCCTTAAGTCTGGAATTCGAA